GTTCGACGCGTAGAAGGCCAATACTACAATGCTGATCAAAGCGTGATGCGTCAAGCGACAAAACACAAGGGTTTTTAAAACCATCGAATTTTCGCTTAGCTAACATAGCACGCCCCCCAAGCGACAGCCCCTTACCAATCACCCGTGAGGATGGTAGTACGGTGCCGTCACCTTGCAGTTCGTATATTTGGTGCTCAATAGGTTTAAGATGTCTCCCAAGTGCTACACAGTACTTTGCACCTCGAAATTGTATGCCCCGTGGATCGGGCTTCACTTTCGCTGGGTTGAAGGCTATTCTTTCATCCTTCACAAACATCTTTATGCCCGCATCAGACTTCCTGATGCCCTCGATTCGATACGTCGCCGCACCTTGCATATACCTGTTGCGTCTGCGACCGTTGTAACAGTCAGCAAACTCCTCAGGCGTAAGGGGTGTAGTGGGTCTCAAACTTCGAGTTATGAGTTTTAGTGTCTCCCTAAGCCGGGCAAGGCCTAAGGGGGTGGGTTGTGGTACTGCCCCCACTATACGGTTTCGTATGGCAGCCATTTGATTGGCACCACAGTTACTATGTATAAATGGAGCGGCCGACCCACCGCGGTCGAAGTCTGCACAGGCGACACGTGTAAACACGCGTGCATGAGATTTCGGTGTACATTCCACAGGGTCACCTACTTTACACCCAACATCAATGGGTTTATATGTAGATGTGCCCGTGCAGAGCTGTGAAATGCACACCGGGTGTCCCTATTTGATTGGTAGGTACCCGCCCTTACGGACGGATCCCTTCCCAATCACATGGTGCACGCCGAAGCTTTTGTAAAAAGGTTTCACTTTGCGAGACACAACTGTATCGCAGATTACACCTTGATTTACAAACGAGTTATGGCGCTGGATAGCGCTCTTAGTCGTTGCAACGGCCATGGCATCCATGACGGAACTCCTCTCACCATAACGAAGCAAATATTCCATTATGATAACCTCATTCGCCTTCCTTTTCCACACTTCACTACGTTTGTCTCCAGGGAGCTTTTCTGACCTACTCCAAAAATTCTTCAACTGCCAGGAAAACTGAGCAGGAGATTTCGATGTAATAGGTTGACCAAAGTTCTCGTTGACGAGAGCAGCATAACCTTCAGCATATTCTTCAGGCAATGGTGCTAACGTAATGTTATCCGGTGTGTACTCGCACAGTGCTTTGTCAAGAAGGGTTTTACGTTGTACCTCAACCTGCGTAACAGGCGTGATATCGCGCACAAACGGCTCTTGACTAGCTAAAGTGCCCAAATGTCCGGCACGGGTGTCATGGCATGTATCACATACGCGACCGTAGGTGTCCCCTATGAACATTCTACGCGTACTACATGGGTCGCAGCACGACTTGCCGCAACTCCTGCAATGGTGGGTCCACAAGAATCCTGAGAATCTTGCCTCACACAAATTGCACCTAACACCGCACTCCCATTCGGCTCTTGGCACTGCTCGATCCATAATCGGCGGTGCTTCCCTTAAGGCGGGCGGTGGGGCCGGGCCTTCAGGGTCGGACGCTGTGACATCCAAAGCAACAACAGTTGCTGCACCCGGAGGTGGCTGACTCGCTATCGCGAGGGGTTCATCCCCTACTGCAGCTACAGTGGGTTCGGCGGTGAGAGGTGGGAGAGGCGCGGTCATCAACCACAACCCCCCACAGGACAAATCCTCCACAACACGCGGAACCGCGACGTTAGTCGCGCTACTCACATCAACAAGAGACTCGGCTATAGGTTGGCCGGCCTCAGATCTTGTTGGCGTTAAGGCTTTCATGAGTGTGCCTATTTCGAAGTGTGAGATCACGGAAGCGTCACAAAAGGGTTCGCCATAATCGATACCACAATAAGTACACATACTTAAATTGAGATTCGTAGCATAACACCCATAATTGTGCAACTGATCAGCCAATTCGCCCATAGTTAAACCCGGTGATTTCTTCAAGAGTTTGCCCATAGCACGCAGAATGTTTAATTCTGGTTCTGGGTGTGCTGGTAACTCATCCTTCGCCCAAACCACTTCTTGAGACATCTCTTTTGTCACAATACGTGCGGGTTCTGGCCAGAATATTACAGGCATCTCTTCATCTTCAATCACTGGTGTTTTAACAGGCTGTGCAACTAGCTCCACTAGTGCAGGCTTCTCTTCTGCTTTGATCACAGCTATTGCAGCTGCTGGCGTTCGACGCGCCTTCCTTCTCGCTTTCTTCCTACTATTGCGATTACTACGTGATCCCTTCACGTTAATGGTGCTGGTGGTGCCAGGCACATTGTTGGTTGCAGCCAACAACGGCGCACTTACCGGAGCCTGAGTGGCAACCGGTAAGGCTTGACGGATACTTG